ATGCCCAACTGGTCTGATTTAGCACACGAATTACAGCGACTCGGCAGCTCGCATGATATTTTACGGCGCCGCTACATTGACTCCCTCTCAAAATACACAAAAAGAAATGTCATTGCATATTACAGTGGATGGCTTCAAAAGCCAGAATTAAGGCACAACAATGCAGTAAACGACATTGATAAAAATGGTCTAATGACCGCAATAAACGGCCTGGACATCAGCAAAGGCTTGGATCTGATTTTGCACACACCGGGGGGAGATACCGCTGCGACCGAGTCAATCGTCGACTATCTCTGGAGTAAATTCTCCGGCGATATTCGATGCTTTGTTCCACAGATGGCCATGTCCGCTGGAACGATGATCGCTTGTTCGTGCAAGGAAATATGGATGGGGCGCCAATCATCTCTGGGCCCAATCGATCCGCAGTTTGGCAACATACCGGCACATGGTGTCATCGAGGAATTTAAGCGGGCATATAGCGAAATCGTCGAGGACCCAAGAACCATCCCAATTTGGCAACCAATCATCGCGAAATACAATCCAGCCTTTATCGGAGAATGCGAAAAAGCAATTACCTGGTCGACCCAATTGGCCGAGGAATGGCTCAAGCGAAATATGTTTTCCGAAGAAGAAGACCGCGATCAAATCGTCGACACAATTTTACGCGAACTTATAGATCACTCGATAAGCCTCGCTCACAACCGACATTTGTCGGCAACCAAATGCCGCGAAATCGGCCTAAAAATATTAGACCTAGAACTAGATCAAAAGCTACAAGACAAAGTACTTTCCATTCACCACGTCTACATGCACACGCTCGCCGCCACACCGGCGTTCAAGATTATCGAGAACCATAAAGGCTTGGCGTTCATTCTTCAAACTCAACAAACGTTTACGATTGCTCCATCGTTCGAACGCAACGCTATGGATGAACGTGCGCCACAGTTTGTGCTTCCCGTCCCTCCGCCAGTTGCCGTGCCTCCAGCTCCTCCAGCACCGCCGGCCGCTCCCGGAGCTCCAAACGGTGTAGCTGACGACGCGCAAGCTGCTTAAGCCGACGCGATTACATGCAGATTGCTCGTCTATAGGCAGATAGGATGGAGACGCAATTGCGCGCGCCAGTGCATCTATTCGTGTCATCGTGCATCAAAACGCACGACTCACACGCACTGGAAAACGCCCGGAAACCCGCGCCACAAGGGCCGGCGGCCCGGCCGGTCAGGTGCACGAAAACCACCCTGTCAAGCGAAGCCCGCAGGCGAGGAGAGGACCGCGCAGAAGCCGCCGCAGCGGCCCGCCGGCGCGGGCGGGCCAGACCCTCAAATACCTCCCGTGCGACCGCGTCACGGCCTCATGGGGCCGCTCACGGCGTTCGGCTGGACCGCAGCCACCTCGCCAGCGCCAAGCCGCTGTAGGCCCTCTATTCACGCCAACGAAATCGCCCTACCCCATTCGCAGCCTCCCGGCAATAGCGATCGGGACAATGGGACGCCAGACGGGACAACGGGACGCTAATCGGGACACGAATGGGACAGCGACGGGATGCCCTATGCGCCGTCGCGCCGAGCGACTCCGCAGCTCGCGCTCGTCAGACGCAAAAAGGGCCGCGCCCGGTTGCCCGGTGCGCGGCCCTTCGCGTGGCGAATGCGCTTCGTTACACTGGCTTGTGCGACTTGAGCCACTCCTTCACAGCTGTAGCTGAATTGTCCCTTATGGGTTACAATTCTCGCATGTTCAAAGTTCTGACGACCCCCCAGTTTGACAAATGGCTTGACGGGCTTCGCGATCCGGTCGGTAGCGCGGCAATCAACCTGCGCATCGAGCGGGCGAAGCTTGGCAATCTCGGCCAGTGGCGCGCAGTCGGCGACGGCGTCAACGAAATGAAGATTGATGTGGGGCCGGGATATCGGGCCTATTTCGTGCGGCGCGGAAAAATTATCGTCGTGGTGTTGTGCGGCGGGGACAAGTCGACGCAGAAGAAGGACATCAAGCTAGCGAAGCAAATCGCTGGCGAACTGGAGGATTGAGTATGAAAATCAGCGAACTGGCCGAGTTCGACGGCTCGAAGTACCTGAAGGACGAGGAAACGATTCGTCACTACCTGGCGCAAGCGTTCGAGGATGGAAACCCGCGGCTGATTCAAGCCGCGCTCGGGAACGTCGCGAAAGCGCGCGGCATGACAGCGCTCGCGCGCGAGTCCGGCGTGAAGCGTGAAGCGCTCTATCGCGCGCTGTCGGAAGGTGGGAACGCGGAATTCGCAACGATCATGAAAGTCGTGGGCGCGTTGGGGCTGCACCTGACCGTTGCGCCGGCCGAACCTGCGCCGGTGCCCGCGCCGGCAACAACGCGTGCACGCTCGCGCGTTCGCACGGCTGCGCACGCGTAACGCCATCGACGGCCGGATGCGCGGCGTTGCACTGGTCTGCGCGCTACGCCGCAACCGGCGCCGGCGGAATCTCGTAATCGTCGAACGTCACAACCTCCTCGCCGAGCCAGTCGTTCAGCTCGGCGAAGCGCGCCTGTAGCGGCCTGATTTCATTACGCCCGAACACGCGCGCGGCGGTATCCGGCGTGCCGAACCCGCCCGAATTGCTCGGCACGATGCCAAGCAACTGCGGCGGCACGCGGTGTGCGGCGAGCAGGTCATCGCGCGTCACGTTCTTGATGTTGAAGAACTCGTCCTTCGCGGCGACCTCGGACACGGGAATGAGCTGGATGCCGTCCTTCTTCCCGCCCGGCGCGTACATGAACACATTGCGGAAGTTGCCCGGCCCCTTCGCGTTCTTCAGCGCGTCGCGCATGTTGTCCACGTCGTCCTGTTTCTGCGCGGCGTCGGTCATGTACAGGATGAAGCCGGCGTGGCTGCCGTTCTCGTAATACTTGCGCCGGAACAGCGTCGACGATTCGTTCAGCCACGCCGAGTGCAGCGAGCTCAGATACTCGGGCAGGCCATAGACCTCCTGATTGATGTCCGGCCGCACGAGCTGGAACACGCTGTCGGGCGCGAACTCGTGCCGCTCCTGCCAGCCGTTCACGTACACGAAGCCGCTGAAATCGGCCTTGCGCCGGACGTACTTCGCGAGCGCGGGCTCGAGCCGCAGCGTGCCGCCGACCATGTTGCGGCGGCGTTCCAGATAGCCGTTGCCGAACGTCAGGAAATCGAGCGCCCACCGCTCGAACGCGTGCCGCGACAGCCAGCGGTGCGGGCGGAATGTCGACGCCAGCACGTTCGCCTTGAAGAACAGCGCCGAGCTATGGTGCGTGCTCGCGCGAAACGATTTCGCCAGGCCGGCGAAGCTGACTGGCGGCTCGAACCATTCGCCGTTCGACCAGCACTCGACGTAATCGAGAATCTCGGCCCGGTTCATGACGGGCGTCGGATCGTCGAACGTGAAGACCTCGGCACGCGCCGGCGCGGCGCTGCCGGCGCTCGGATTGGGCGCGGCCGCGAACGTGCGCGGCGCGCGCGATCGGCGCTTGCTCATGCGTAAAACTCCGTGAATGAAGATGAATGAATGCCGCCGCCGGCGAGCGGCTCGCGGTCGATCGCGTGCAGGCACGCCCACGCCAGGTCGGCGTGGCCCGTCTCGTCGGTGCGGCCGGCGGTGTAGGTCGCCTGACGGCCGCTCGCCGTCATCGTCTGTTTGATCGCCATGAACGCGGCGGCCAGATCGGTCCAGCCCGCGTCGAATTGCAGGCGGCCGTTCCGGACGACGGATTGGCCCTTGAGCACGAGACGGGTTTTCACCTCGGGCGAGTAGTTCAGCGCGACGGCGGCCGGGAAGAACTTGCGCACGAGCTGGTAGACGCCTTGCCCCATGCCCGTGGTGTCGATCGCGATGTAGCCGACGTTGTAGCGCTGCGTGATCGCCTCGATCGCCGCGGCTTGCTCCTCGAAATCGTTGCCGCGGAACTGGTGACGTTCGAGCACGCGGAAGGCGCCGTCGTCGATGCGCGGCGGCGCCACGACGACGAGGCCCGCCGAGTCGCCCGTGAGCGCCGGATCGTAGCCGACCCACACCTCGCGATAGCCGAACGGCCGCAGCAGCAGCGGCGAGAAGTCGTCCGCCCATTCTTCCCACGAGTCGACCATGCAGCGTTGCAGGTCCGACAGCTTGAACACCGACAGCGAATCGTCGATGAAGTGGCACATCAGCAGATTCGCGAATTCCTCGGCGCTGTACTCGCGGCGCAGCTCGTCGATGTCGAACAGGTCGCAGCCGCCCGCCATCGCATCGAGCACGGTCACGATCTGCCGCCACTGCGCGTCCTCGCACAACATGCCGCGCACGAGCGCCTCGTGGCTCGTGTCGATCTGGATGCGCTCGCCCGCGGCGCGGCCGCGGTTCGCGTGCGCGCCGCTCCAGAACGCGTACGCCTCGTGCGTGACGCTGGACGGCGTGCTGAAGTACGTCTTGCGCCAGCGCTTGTGCATCGCCATGCCGGAGGCGACCTTGTTCAGCTCGCGGAACTTCGGAACCCAAAAGTATTCGTCGAAGTAGAAGTTGCCGTGGTACGACTGCGCGGTGCGCGCGTTCGTCCCCAGGAAGTACAGCGTCGCGCCGCTCGGCAAGATGATCGGATCGCCCGTGAGCTCGATGTCGGCCGCCGCGCGCGCGAACTGCGTGATGTACTGCTTGAAGACGTGCGCCTGAGCCTTGCTCGCCGACAGGAAGATTTGATTGCGGTCGGTGTCAAGCGCGTCGACGAGCGCCTCGCGCGCGAAGTACCACGTCGCACCGATCTGCCGCGATTTCAGGATGTTGCGCGTGCGCTGATCGCCGTTCCGATACCAGACTTTCTGATAGTCGAACAGCGAATCGCGGAACGCTTCGATGATGCGCTTGTGCTGTTCGTCGCTGATTTCGTTACGGGGCGCACGGCGTTTCGGGCCGGCGTTGCGCGACGCAATCTTCGGATTCAGGTCCGATTCCTTCCCCGTCTCGTCGTACTTGCGCACGCGCGCGAGCCGCTCGACTTGGCGGCCGAGCAGGTCGATTTCCTTGTAGTCCGCGCCGTCCTTCTTCTCCTTCGCGATCAACACCATCATGCGCACTTCGAGCGATGCCTCGATGCGCTCGACGGGCGTTGCGTCTTTCCACTTTTCGCGGCGGCACCACGACGCGACGGTCGCGGGCTTGATGTCGAGATGGCGGGCGATCGACGCGATGCGCCAGCCTTGCCAATAGAGCGTGCGCGCGACCTTGCGCACGTCGTTTTCGAGCTGATGAGGGTCCGTGGTTTCGAGCATGCGGCCAAGCGTAGGCCGCCGCGCACGCGCGAGCACGCGCAGCGCGCTGTACCCGCGTGACCCACAAACGCCGCGGATTGAGCCGTGGCGCGTGAACGCCGAACATGAGAACCACGCTCACTCAACCATGTTCGACCCTCTCTATGGCAAGCAAAACGAAATTCTTCCGCGTCGCAGTGGAAGGCGCGACCGTCGACGGTCGCGAGATCAAGCGTGAATGGCTCACGCAGATGGCGAAGCACTACGACCCGAAGCTGTACGGCGCACGCGTGAACGTCGAGCACATCAAGGGCTGGGCGCCGATGTCGGCGAACAACCCGTTCGGCGCGTATGGCGACGTGATCGCGCTGAAGGCAGCCGAGATCGAAGACGGCCCGCTGAAAGGGAAGATGGCGCTGTATGCGCAGATCGATCCGACCGACGAGCTCGTCGCGCTGTCGAAGAAGCGCCAGAAGCTCTTCACGTCGATCGAGATCAACCCCGACTTCGCCGACATCGGCGAGGCGTATCTCGTTGGGCTCGCGGCGACCGACGACCCGGCGAGCCTCGGCACCGAAGCGCTGCAATTCGCCGCGAAGCGCTCGAACAACCTCTATACGCCCGCGTGCGAGACGGCGATCGAATTCGAAGGCGCGGCCGAAACGGCCGGCCTCAAGGAATGGGTAAAGGGCCTGTTCGCCCGCAACCGCGAAAACGACGACGAGCGCTTCGCCGACGTGCGCGAGGCGGTCGAACGGGTCGCGACCCATACGCACCACACGGGCCGCGAAGTCGCAACGCTGAGCGCGGCTGTCACGAGCGCCACGAGCGCCGCGGCCGACGCGAAGAAGCGCGCCGATGAAGCGTTCGCCGCCGTCGAAGCGCTCACCGAGAAGCTGTCGAACACCGACAACGGCGCGCCGCAGCGCCCGCCGTCGACCGGCTCGACGGGCGAGCTCGTGACCGACTGCTGACCCATCCCGCACACCACACAGGAGAATTTCCCGATGAGGAAGGAAACGCGCCAGGCGTATGAAAAGTTCGCCGCGCAAATCGCCAAACTGAACGACACGGGCGACGTGTCGAAGAAATTCGCGGTCGAGCCGACCGTGCAACAGCGGCTCGAAACGAAGATGCAGGAATCGAGCGAGTTTCTCAAGCGCATCAACGTGCTGCCCGTGACCGAGCTCGAAGGCGAAAAGCTCGGCCTGTCCGTGTCCGGCCCGATCGCGAGCCGCACCGACACGACGAAGGCCGCACGCCAACCGATCGACCCGACGGCGCTCGACAGCAACCGCTACCGCTGCGAGAAGACCGACTACGACACGGCGATTCCGTATCGCAAGCTCGACATGTGGGCGAAGTTCGCCGACTTCCAGCAGCGCATCCGCGACGTGATCCTCAACCAGGGGGCGCTCGATCGCATCATGATCGGCTGGAACGGCGTGAAGGCGGCCGCGACGACTGACCGTCAGGCAAACCCGCTGTTGCAGGACGTGAACATCGGTTGGCTGCAACAGTACCGCGAGCGCGCAGCGCAGCGCGTGCTGCACGAAGGCGCGAAGCAGGCCGGCAAGGTGCTCGTCGGCAAGGCGGGCGATTACGAGAACCTCGACGCGCTCGTGATGGATATCGTCTCGTCGATGATCGACCCGTGGTTCCAGGAAGACACGGGGCTCGTCGTGATCTGCGGCCGCGAGCTGCTGCACGACAAGTATTTCCCGATCGTCAACGCGACGCAGGCGCCGACCGAGCAGCTCGCGGCCGATCTGATCGTGAGCCAGAAGCGCATCGGCAATCTGCCGGCCGTGCGCGTGCCGTTCTTCCCGAAGCGCGCGCTGATGGTCACGAAGCTATCGAATCTGTCGATCTACTACCAGGAAGGCGCGCGCCGGCGCACGCTGAAGGAAGTGCCGGAACGCGACCGCATCGAGAACTACGAATCGTCGAACGACGCCTACGTGGTCGAAGACTTCGGTTGCGGCTGCGTGGCCGAAAACATCGAACTGGCGGCGGCATGACGATCAACACGCCCGCCCGCGCACACTTCAATCGCGTCTCGGCCGCGCGCGCGGCGGCCGCCGCGTCGCCCGGCGCGACGATGAAGGGTGCGACCGCCTATGAGCTGATGCTCGCGAAGCTCGCGGCCGACCGCCGCGCGCTCAAGGGCATTCAGTCGATCGAGCGGAAGATCGAGCTGAAACGCAAGCTGCTGCCGGACTACGCCGACTACGTGGCGGGCGTGTTGAGCGGCGGCCGCGGCGCGCAGGACGACGTGCTCGTGACGGTCATGGTCTGGCGCATCGACGCCGGCGACTTCGACGGCGCGCTCGCGATCGCGGCCTACGCGCTCTCGAACGGGCTCACGCTGCCCGACCAGTTCGAGCGCTCGCTCGCGTCGCTCGTCGCCGAGCAGTTCGCCGACGCCGCGCTGTCGTCGTTCCTCGACGGCGAGACGTTCGACGCGGCGAGCCTCGAGCTCGTCGACGATCTGACGCGCGAGGCCGACATGCACGACCAGGTGCGCGCGAAGCTGTACAAGGCGCTCGGCTACGCGACGCAGGCCGCCGCGCCGGCGCGCGCGCTCGACTATCTGCGCCGCGCGGTCGCGCTGAACGATCGCGTCGGCGTGAAAAAGGACATCGACCGACTGACGAAGCAGGTCGAAGCCGCGGGCCGTCGGGGCGACGGCACCGACGGCACGTAAAGAGCCCACCTCGGCATGGCGGCACCGGCGCCCAGGCCCTACGCCTGACGGTCACGGGCCTTGTGCGCCGGTCCACCGCCACCTCATTGCGAACCGACCATGAACAGCTTTGTTGCCACCGCCGCGCCCGCCATCGCGGCGACGCCGATCGAAGGCACGTTGACGAACGACGGCTTCTTCCCGGACATCGATCTGTCCGCGCTGCGCGACGCGATGCGCCTGGACGGCACCGTGACGGCCGAGCGGCTGCGGCACGCCGCGCGCGACGCGCTGCTGACCGTGAACGACGAGCTCGCCGCGTGGCGCGCCCGGCAGCGCGCGGCGGGCGCGGTGACGCTCGCCGACGTGCCGGCGCCGCGCATCGATGGCGAATCGGCACACGTGGCCCGCTACCGGCGCGCGGTGTACCACCTAACGCACGCGGACGTGACGGAGAAGTACCGCGGCTACGACACGACGAAGAGCGGCGGCCAGGTCGCAGCCGATCTGGCCGCGACGGTCGACGATTCGCGCCGCGCCGCGCGATGGGCGATCAGCGACATCCTCGGCCTGGCGCGCTCGACGGTGGAACTGATCTGATGGCCCGCCCCCTGTACCGCATTCGTCAGTTCGCGCAGTCCCGCGTGCGCGGCGGGAAGCTGTTCTGCGCCGGCGCGTGCCAGGTGCAGCAGCGCGTCGCTGGCCTGTTCTGGCTTGAGATTGCCTATTGCTCGGATCGCACCGGCGCGGAGGCGGCCATACGAGCCGCCGTGATCGCGCGCCGGCGAGCCCGGCTCAAGCCGCGCGTGCTCGGCCTGTTCGATCGCGACGGGCAGGCGCTCGGGCAATGAAGATCGCGGCGCTGCAAGGCGAGACGCTCGACGCGCTGTGCTGGCGGCACTACGGCAGCACGGCGGGCACGGTTGAAGCCGTGCTCGAAGCGAACCCCGGCCTCGCCGAGCTCGGCGTCGTGCTGCCGATGGGAACCGTCGTGGAGATGCCCGAGCGCCGCGCGATCGAGACGACCACGCCGCTATTGCAACTGTTTGACTGACCGGAGCCGAATGAATGGCTGAACCGAACACTTCTTCGGCCGCGGCGCTGTTCGCCGCGGTCGGCCTCGCCGGCATCGCGCCGGGCGTCGACGGCGACGCGCTAATCGGCGCGTTCGCGGGCGCGGCGCTCGTCGTCGTCACGTCGAAAGACCTCGGCCTCGCGAAGCGCGCCGCGTACATGCTCATCTCGCTCGTGATGGGCTACCTCGCCGCGCCTGAAATCATCCACGCCGTGCCGATCCGCTCGACGGGCGTCGCCGCGTTCTTCGCGGCCGCGCTCGTGATCGCGGTCACGCTCACGCTGATCGAGCGCGTGAAGGGCATGGACCTGTTCGCGCTGTTTCGCAAGGGAGACTGACGTGCATGTCTCGTCCGCACTCGTCGCGCTCGCCGCGCACCTGGCCGTCATCGTGCGCGTGCTGACCTACCGCAAGAACGGCGCGCGGCATCGCTTCCACGTCGCGTGGGCGGCCTGGGTGATCGTCGCGATTTCGGGCAGCTCGGCGATCGAGCTGCTGTTTCGTCCGAAGCCGACCGGCTTCTTTCACGCGGCGCTCGCGGTTCTGCTCGCCGTGTTGGTGTACCTCGCGCGCGGCAACGTCGCGCGCCTGCTACGGAGTGACGAAGCGTGAACATCCTTCGATTCAACGATCACGGCGCGGAAGTCGGACTGCTGCAGCAGCGCCTCGTGCGCGCCGGCTACCCGGTCGACGTATCGCACCTTTACGACGAACAGACCGAGCGAGCCGTCCAGACGTTGCAGGCGGCCGCGGGTCTCGTCGTCGACGGCATCGCCGGCCCGAAGACGTACCGGGTGCTCGCCAGCGGGCAGCGCGACCCTAAGCACCTGACGGACGCCGACCTCGCGCGCGCGGCCGCGACGCTCGGCGTATCGCTCGCGTGCGTGCGAGCTGTCAATGAAGTTGAGTCCCGCGGCGTCGGCTTTCTGGACGACGGCCGGCCGAAGATTCTGTTCGAGCGGCACGTCATGTATCAGCGGCTCGTCGCGAATGTCGGCAGGGAAGCGGCGGACGCTGCCGCCGCACGATGGCCGGGCGTCGTCAACCCGAAGCGCGGCGGCTACCAGGGCGGCGCCGCCGAATACGTGCGGCTCGACACCGCGGCGCGCATCGACGCGGCATCCGCTTACGAGTCCGCGAGCTGGGGCGCGTTCCAGATCATGGCGTATCACTGGAAACGCCTGGGTTACGCGAGCGTCGACGAATTCGTGTCCCGTATGGAGCTGGGCGAAGCCGAGCACCTCGACGCGTTCGTGCGGTACGTCGCGGCCGACAAGAAGCTGCTAGCGGCGCTTCGTGCCCGGAAGTGGGCAGCGTTCGCGGAAGGCTACAACGGCCCGGAATTCGCGATCAACCTGTATGACGTGAAGCTCGACCGCGCGTATGCGAAGTACGCCGGCACGGGCAAGGCGGCCGCATGAACCTCTCGCGCCTCATGCCGTGGCTGGCGCTGCTCGCGTTGATCGCGCTCGTCGCAAGCTGTCAGCACGGCCGCGCGCTGCGCGCGCAGCTCGACCGGGCGACCGACGACGCGCGCCGCGCGAAACACGACGCGCAGGCGAGCGCCGCCGTGATCGAGCGCCTGTTGGCCGATGCCAAGGCGAAAGACGCGCAGCGCGCGCAGCTCGCGCGCGCACGCGCCGGCGTCGACGCGACGCTCGCGACCTATCGAAACGAACTGCGGAGACTGATCGATGAAAACGCCGCCGTGCGCGCCTGGGCTGCTGGCGCTCTGCCTGACGACGTTGTGCGCCTGCACGCAAGCCCCGCCCTCAACGGCGCCGACGATTTCGCTCAACGAATGCGCGGCGGTGACGCCGTGCACGATGCCGGCGATGGCGCCGCGAACCAACGGTGAACTCAGCGACGCGCTGCACGTCGCGCGCGCGGCGTGGGCGCGCTGCGCGTCCGAAGTCGACATGATCGCGACGTGTCAGGCACGCGTGCGGCGGACGGACGGCCATGAATAAGCCGAGCAGCCTACGCGCGGCGCTCGTCGCCGCGTTACCGCAGCTCAACGCCTCGCCGGACCAGTTGCTCGTGTTCGTCAACGAAGGCCGGATCGAGGCGACGGGCACGCGCACGGCGTCGTTCGACTATGAATACGAGTGCGAGATCATCATTCGCGACTTCATCGGCAACCCGGACGACGTGATGATCGCCGTGGTCGAATGGGCGCGCGCGAATCAGCCGGACCTCGTGACGAATCGGGACGAGCGCCGCAACGGCATGACGTTCGTCGCCGACATCCTGTCGAACAACGCCGTCGACCTCGGGCTCAAGATGAAGCTGTCGGAAAGCGTCGTGGTCGGCATCGACGAAGCCGGCAACCGGACGGTCGAGCACATCGACGACGCAGCCGACGAGTGGCTCTCATGACGGACGATCTTCAGGCGCTCGAACGATGGGCGGGCGGGTTGCTCGCGAAGCTGTCGCCGGCGGCCCGCCGTCAACTGCTGCGCGAGCTCGGCCGCGATCTGCGCCGCGCGCAGCAGTCGCGCGTCGCCGCGCAGCGGAATCCGGACGGCAGCGGGTACGAGCCGCGGAAGGTGAAGGCGGGCGGCAAGCGCTTGCGCGAGAAGGCCGGCCGCGTCAAGCGCGAGGCGATGTTCCGGAAGCTGCGCACCGCGCGCTATCTGCGCATCGATGTCGACAGTACGGGGCTGGCGATCGGCTTCGACGAACGGCTCTCGCGCATCGCACGTGTCCACCAGGAGGGTCAGAAAGCGCCCGTCGAGCCGGGCGGGCCGCTCGCGCAGTATCCGGTTCGTGTCGTGCTTGGTTTCTCGGATGCCGATCGTGGGCTTTTGCGAGATCGGTTGTTACGGCACTTGAATCACTGATCACGAAGGATCACGCCCTTCGAATTTCTCATAGATTAGAGAAATTTATAAAATTAACCCATCAATATTATTCGAATAATTTATCGAAATTATGATGTGAATTGAGTTGATATTTTGCAAATAAATAATCTTGATTTGCACAAGAAAAGATCTATCTTTCGCATGGCGTCGGCGATTGTTGTCGACGCCTCGTTGTTTGAGTTAGCAAAGCCAACCCATTTAAATTCGTGCATTTCCGACTCCAGCGAATCAAAAACTTATTTGGGGGAAAAATGAAATTAAATATTTGGAATCTATTTTTACATCTGGCCATGTCAGCAATCGTAGCGCTTGGGCTCGTGCTGCCTTCGACTTCGGTGTTCGCAGACGATGGGGCGGCACTCGCTGCCCCAACTTTATCGAGCGTGATTTCGGCCCCCATCGGGCGAAACGTGGCCAGCCCTACGTGCACGCAGAATGTGACCATTACGTCGATCGCTAACCATGACCTCGTTTCGACGGAATTGGGATATACCGGGAGTAACTATGCGATGCTGCGAGCCCGTGCAACCGTGCAGGGCCCATGGGAGCAATACACGGTCTGCAATTTCGCAAGCGACGGATACTGGACAATTCAATCCCAGGCCGATGGGTTGTATGTCTCGGCGGAGCTCGGCTACACGGGCGACCAGTACGGAATGCTGCGTGCGCGAGCTTCCGTCGTGGGGCCGTGGGAGAAGTTCTCGTTCGGCTCCTGTGGCGTGAATTGCACAACGATCCAATCGCAAGCGAACGGACTGTACGTCTCGGCGGAACTTGGCTATACGGGGGATCAATATGGAATGTTGCGTGCCCGCGCTACAGTCGTAGGTCCTTGGGAACAGTTCCGCTAA